ACCATCTTTATACATCATTCTATTTGACATTCCGCCACCCATCATTTTTTTTCTCATTATTTCTCTCCTATAAATTTTTTAACTATTTTTTCGTTTCTTTTATGTTTAGCTGTTTCTTTTGCTTTTTTAGCAGCTTGATCTATATTAAACATAGTTTGATCTAATTTTGCTTTAGACATTTTAGTTTTGTGTTTAACAATATTTAATTTGCTTGTAGCTTTCTCTAATTTTGTTTTAGGAACATTTGGTTTGACCTTTGTAATAGTATCAAAAACTTTTTTTCCTGCTTTAACGTAACTAAAAATTCCCATTATTTTTTTCCTCCGTTTTTAAAAATTTGTGTACCCTTTATACCATATATCGACGCCACGACAAGGATCCAAAGATTTGTGAACCATGAAGGGAGCTCGGAGAACATGTCAAAGAACAGTTTTACCTTGTCCATCGCTGTTGGATCATCTGATACGACTGCCCAGGCCAAAATTGCAATTGGCAAACTTAGAATTATCAAAACTGCCTCGTCCTTCCAGTCCGATTGTCTAGCTTCAAGAAGTTTTCCTTGGTAAGCTTCTTTTCCTTCAGCCATTCTTGATGCATGCATAAGCTGTGCGTCTGACATAGCTATTTTAGTCTTCTGTTTGTTAGCGTAAATTTTACTACCAGCAGAGACGGCTAATTTAATTGCCGATAACCACATATTAGTACCAAGTAGCTGTTTTTTTCTTATCTTTTAGCATTCTTTTAGTTCCTCTTACTTCTGCTTTGTCTCCAGCAGGAATATAATTGAAAGAACCATCAGCAGTAGTTTTAGATCTTGGATCTATTTCTACATTTTGACTTGGAACTGCCATTTGTTTTTCTTTTTTATAGTTCATCATAGTTTTTACCTTTTTTAATTTAATATACCATTATTTTTCATCAAAGATAGACATTTGTTGCATGCCAGATTTAGCTAAACTAGTATTAGCTCTTAATTCTGCTAATTCTTCGTTCTGATCCATCTTATCTTCTGCTAAATCTCTTGCTTGCATCAATTTTGCTCTATCGAAATTAGCTTTTGTTTCATCAGCTTCTCTTTTTCTGTCATTTTCCATTGCTCTTAGGTCAACTTCACGTGATTTTAGTTTTAATAATGGGTCATTATCAAATTGAGAAGTAATTTGGTTCTCTTCTTTCATAAATTCTTCTGTCATTTCAGCAATCAACACTGCTTTTCTTCCTTCTACTTCATTATTTAACATTTGAACTTGTTCTTGTATCTGTGGATTGGTTGCTGCCATCTGTTGCATCTGTTGTATTTGTGCAAGCTGTTCTCTAAATTCCATTTGAACTTGTTCTTGAGCCATAATTGAAATGTGTTCTAATATATTTTTTTGAATTGCAGCCATAACAGGTGGATTGTTTCTTACCATGTTAACAGACATAAAATTTAAGTGCGCTGTAATGTGTGCTCTGTGATCTTGACCAGGAAAAGCTTTAAAAGGTTTTCCACCCATTGCATCAATGTGTTCTAAAGAAGGATCTTTAGGTGATTCTGTAGGTGGTGGAGGTAAAACTGCATCTACATCTTTTACACCAATCGCATTATACATATTTCTATAAATTTGATACATGTTGTGAAGTTGTGGATTGCTTGTTGCAATTTGTAATTGTGTTTGTGCAAGTGTAATTCTTTGTGACATTGAAAATATATTAGGATCAGCTACAGGGACTACATCTACTCTATCATCAAAGTCAGTTTGTTTAATATTTCTTTCACCGCCTACAACATCATAAGGATATTCTGGTGGTAAATACTGAGCAACTATTTTTCCAAGTAATTTAAATTCATTCTTCATTGCTGCATAACATCTTTTGTGTATTGCAGACATTACACGTGAACCACGTTCTAGAAGTGCAACTGTAGTTCCTACTGCAGCGCCTTGGTTACCATCGCCTACTTGCATATCAGCAATAGCCGCGAATCTTTGACCAGCTTGTACAACTACTCCCAATAACTGTAGAAGTGTTTGACTTGGTTCTTTGTAAGGTAGTGGAAAGAATGCATCTCTTAAATTACCACCTGGTGCATCTACATCTTTAAATTCACCTGGTTGTATTGGTGATGCTTCATCTCTAACTCTAACTCCACGTTGTTTAAATCCAGCAGGTAAGTTAGCTAAAGTTCCAGCATCTAATAATTGTCTTAATGCAGCTGTTGCTGTACGTGATAGTCCACCAATCATGTGGATTAAACCAAAACCATAAAAACCTAGACCTGGTAAAAATTTAAAATGCACAAAATAATTAATTTTGTTTTTCTTTACATCTTCTGGAGCATAGTTTCTTCTAATAGCTAAAACTTCTCTGCTTCCTTCATCAACAGTTACAATGTAAGGTAGCTTAATTCCAGTTGGCTCTTTGTCTTCACCCATGTCTTCAAAACCTTCTAGATCTAAATTAACATGACACTCTAGTAAAGTATAAATAGGTTCGTTCTTACCTGTCTTCTTAGTTCCTTCTAGTTCACGTTCTTTTTTTTCTAAATCATTATTTAAAGGAGTTCCTGGAGGACCTAGTTCTACATCTCTATAGAATCCAGACACTTGTTGTTTTCTTAATTCGTTTTCTGAAATTTTCACGGTATGAATAACTGCCTCCGCATCTTCTAATGAGGTAGCTGTATACGGGACAACTAATTCATCCGCTGGTACAAACTTTGATACGGCTCTTGCCATTGTAGTATCGTAGTAAATTTTTTTAAATGTAGAACCTGCTAATGGTAAATGAAATAACATAGAATCAAATTCAGATTCATATTCTTTGATCTGATCCATAATTAAATAGTTCATGTAATCTTTGACACGCTGTGCCTGCTGTTCTACTTGAGGACTTTTTTTACCAATAACTTGTGTTCTTACTGGTCCATCACTTGGTAATAATTCTTTGTAAGCTTGAGCTTGAAATTGTGTGACAGCTTCTGCTAATACTGGGTGTGTTGCACCTGAAGCTCCTTGAAAAGGTTCAGTTCTGTTTTCGTATTTAAAACCTAAAAGATCTAGTCCTGTTCTATAAGATTGTTCCCATTCTTTTCTAGATGATTTGTAGTCCATAAAATTTTGAACCATTTCGTTTCCAACAGGTTCTAAAATATCATCAGGTAAAATATCAGCTAAGTTATCAAAGTGTGATTCTGTTCCAGAAATATTAACTGCACCGGGATCAAAGTCTAACGTAGCTCCGCCATCTTCTTCTTGAATAATTTCTACAGGTCCTTTATTAACGTCTTCTTCCTGAATATTAACTTCTTCTGACATCTCTTCTTCTGAAGGGATATCAATCTTAGTCCTAGTGTTAGGAAGTCCTTTGTCTATATCTGCCATTTATTTCTCCTATATCTTTTTAACACGATTAAATAAATAAGACAAGCCCTGTGAATCAGGGTTCATGGATCTTGTCATTGCACCTTTTGGATCACCACCAGAGAGCCCTGCAATACCTCCACCTGCAAACTGATTACCTCTATAGTATTCTTGCACAGCTGGCATATAGTTTATAGCTTTTTCTCTATCTTCTCTATAACCTGCTTTAGGAAATATTGTGTCCATTACATTTCCAAAAGCAACAGTCGATGGTTTTGTCATTTGCATTGCTTTTCTTTTTGCGTCTGCATCAGACATTAGAGCTGGCACCATTGGATCAATAGCTTTATCTAATCTATCTTCTGTTTGTGTTCTTGCTAAATCTTGAATTAATGCTTTATTTTTATCTGCTTGATCATAAAAATTTTCTACTTGTTGTTGTTTTGTTTTTTCATATCTCCTTGAATCCATTCTGCCTTTACCTTTTTGGTTTGCAGCAATGTTATAAAGTCTGTTTTCTTCATTAAATTCGTCACCTAAATTATTCATTTCATCTATTGCATTTTCATAAGCAGATATTTTACCTATTTGATTTGCATCTACTCCAGCATCTGCATAACCTTGATACCTTAATTTTTTATTATCTATTTGAGTCTTATCTCCTAGTGCATAATTAAATAAACTACTTCCTACTGCTTCTTTGAATGATTTACCTGTTGCTAACATATCATAACCAACTAATCCTGCTTCTGCAGCTACAGTAAAACCAACTGCTGCTGGACCTAATATATTTCTTAATGCAAACATACTACCCATTCCTCTACCTGCTTGTAAAATTTTAGTCGCTAACATGGCTTCAGCTCCTTCTTTAAAACCATTTTTTAAACCTTTATTAATAACTTTTTTAGCCTCTCCTAAACAAAACTCTGTACTTAATCCGTCTTGAAAACCCATACGTCCACCATCAACAGCTGCTTTTCTACATTTAGGGTTTACTGTTCCAGCTAGTTTTAAAAGATCAACATTTAATTCATTAGCTAAAGCATTACTTACTTTTCTAAGTGTGGGTTTTTTACCAATCGTTTCTCCATCAACAACTAAAGTAGCTCCACCTTGTATTTTATTTATTTCAGCTTTCATTTGTTTCATAATTCTATTTTTTATATTTGGGTTTGAAGCATTTTTGTATGCTGATATTCTACTTTGAACTTTATCGTTTAATTGAGCATTACCTGTAGATGTTGTAATTTCTGTATCCCAAAAATTACTTAAACCACTTCGATGATTAACAGCTGCTGGAGTTGTTAGTTTTTTTGAATAAATACCTGTTTTTCTTTCTTTAGCAATGGCACCTAATGATTTACCATCTACATCAAAGTCGGATATGTTTTGTCTAATATTATAATTTTGAATAGCATTATCATATTTTTTACCACCACCCTTAACGTTATTCTTCATCCATTCTCGCATATTACCAAATTTAATAGTTGATTTAGTTTCAGTGTCATAAAAAGAAACGTTTTTATAATATCTGTCCCACGGAATATAATAT